CGCTAGATGCTCGACATAAGTCCCCTGTCCGTTCCAAGGCTGTATTTGTTTCAGCCAAGGACACGAGGTCTCCGCTTTTGATTCGGTCAAGGATGGCATGGGCTTGGGTCTTTGTCATAAGTTGTCTACCTCTTGGATTCTTTTGCCTATCCATGCCATAACAGGCACAGCCATTGAATTACCCAAAGCCTTATATCTTGGGCCATCTGAGGTTTGTTTTCCATTTGGCTTTATATCGGTGTAGTCATCAGGGAAGCCCTGTAATCGTTCACATTCTCTTGGCAATAATCTTCTGACTGCCATTGCTTGCATTGCAGTAGGCCCAGTTCCTGTTCCACTCATGCTTTTTGTCATTGTTGCGGCTACTTCACCTGTAATTGCCCCGTTATATAAATCTGTTCCCATAGATTGAGTAATAAAAGTTTGGGCATGATGAGATTGCACACTTGGTTGTAAGGCTTTTAATGCAGTTGCAACTTCCAATTCAGTTGCGCTAAAAGTGTTTGCTTGAGCATCTTCTCTTATGGAATATGCAGTTGTAAATGGAATATTACCGCCCCCAGTTCCCCATCTAGATGTAACGGTTGAGCAAACTTCACCCATTTCTTGCACTTTGCTATCAGCTGGGTGATTTTCATAAACAGATAAAGCAATCTTTTTAGTAGGAACAAACATAGGACAACCAGCATTTACGTGTTGGTCTTCCAAGCCTTGTTTTGTTCCAAAAGTAGTATCCAAAGTGCTACTTATTTCGGCGGGCCATTGTTTTATGACAGGAATCATCTTGGCTGAATTCTTATTCATGCCATCCGTGCCAGCATCTTTGTAATCCCTTGCCGATAATGGGCCAGTCAGTTCTATCCCGCAATCAATATTGTTTTCAATGCTTGTTCCAGAGCTGGAGGTAACACCTTCCCTCTTTTTTCTGAGCGGCGCAGAATCCCCTGACAGGCTGTGACGCTCAAAAAGTACCGCGGCGGCACGTCTCCAATCTCCAAGGTATCCGACAACAAACACACGTCGGCGTCTTTGGGCCACTCCAAAGTATTGAGCGTCAAGAACCCTATATGCGAACCCATACCCGAGTTCCCCCAACCCTCCGAGGAATGTTCCAAAATCTTTTCCTCCGTTAGATGACAAAACGCCAGGGACGTTCTCCCAGACCAACCATCTGGGCCGATATTTGTCAGCAATGGCAAGATAGGTAAGCATGAGGTTGCCACGAGGGTCATCCAATCCTTTTCGGAGACCTGCGACTGAGAATGACTGGCAGGGAGTTCCTCCAACGAAAACATCGACATTTGACTCAAGATTCCACTCCTTAAATTTGGTCATATCCCCAAAATTAGGGACATTTGGGTAATGATGGGCTAAAACTTGTGATGGGAATTTTTCAATTTCTGAGTAACCAACTGCTTGCCATCCCAATGGATGCCATGCAACTGTTGCAGCTTCTATTCCGCTACAAACACTTAAATATTTCATCAAAAGTCCTCTTTCTCATACCATTGCTGAATAGTCTGAGATACAGGCTTGGCAACGATAGGTCTGCGGTACTCAGCAGGGTTTTTAGCCCATTGGTGCTCGGAACACTTAGGGCGGTCACCACTTAGGTGGACAGTCCAACGCTTTGGACAACCAGGCACAGAGCACATAAGTTTTTGCTCTTCGTCAAAGGAAGATTCTTGTTTAGGGGTAGGTTTAGCGAAACTCATTTTGCGTACTTTCCATCAATTATTTTTTGAAAATTGGTGGCGTTAACCACCCACTCTAGGTCTGGTCTCCAAGTTCTGCCCTTGGTCTCAAACCCGTTAGCCAAGGAAGTGTCGTTAGCAATGTAGCCAAAAAACGAATCCCACCACTTCAGCCCTTCCTCGGAAGTCTTGTAGCCCTCTGGCGAGTATGCAGAGGGTTTAGCAGCTTGCACCCATCTTTGCCTCATGTTGGCTTGGCGCGACCCTTCCCATGTTCTTGGTTGGGTCAAATGGCTTAAATGCTTTCCCCAAAGTTTTAATAACTCGGTATGTGGACAAGGTGGGAACGCAGTTCCCGACAAAGAAGGTTTACCTTCTTTAATATATGGTTCTTGGTTGTTGGGAGTGGTTAGTGGTTCTTGTTTAGGGTTATTTTGGGTTTGGTCTGGGTTAGCGGTGGGTTCTTGTTGGGTTTTCTTAGGTCTTCCACCTTTTAATCCATTCGCTTTTTGCTTTGCCATATATTCGTGATAACTAGCAATTTCTAAATCAGCACGATGATTTTTATAACCAATTTCGGTTAATTCAAAAAACTCATCTAAAACTGATTGAATAACATCAGAACCCAAGCGTAACCTACGGGAAACCTTTGGGATATCGTTGGGTATTGGTTGCTCTGAATCGTAATAAAGATCAAGTAATCGCCTGTATGCAATATCTTCCTCAATAGAAAGATGCAAAGTATTCTTGATGTAGTCACCAATATTAAACTGGTAGTAATGCATTGAGTTTTACCTTTTTAACGCACCTTTGAGAGAAACATAGGCAGGGGAAGGTGTAACCCTTTTCGATGTGGGGATCAATCCACATCTAGCCTCGTTTCAACATATCTTACATCAATTAAACCACTCAGGTTTAAGAACCAACAACTGCCACATCCTTGCCTTGGGAACAGTTTTCCATTGCGAAACCGCAGCTTGGCTGATGCCCAATATGTCGGCAAGATCACGCTGTGAGCCTGCCAGACGGATAAGATGTTCTTTTGTCATGCCCGATATTCTACATAAGTAAACTTATTCTGTATTAGGGTTTATCCCTAGAAAATAACAGTTAAGTTGGCTTATAGTTATGCCATGCCCACAGCACATCGCATAGGGTCTTTTGGAGATAGTATGAAACCAGAACACAGCGAATTTGACTGCATGGTGTGCGAACACCCAGACGCGCAAGGCGTTGACCTCGAATGTTACTTTGAACCAAACACTACCAACCTTTGGTTTGTCTATATCGGTGACGCACTTATCACCGACTTATTGCGCGACTCAATAATCAAATCCCTAGAACGCGGTTACGAAATCGCTTGTCGCGCTGAGTTAGAGGAAAGCAAACTCTCCGCAGCCCTAGATCGTTACGAGGCTAAACACTATGAAGCACTCTAAATACACAGAACACGGGCTTGACGGCCCATACCTCGCACCACCCACGCTTGCTGACAAAGTTATTTTCTGGCTATCAGGCTTTGTCTCTGGTCTTATCTTTGCCCTTTTAATTACAGGAAACTAACATGAAGAATATTGCGACAGCATTGGTCAAGGCTCAGAAAGCCTTTGCACCCGCCCTAAAGAACGCTACAAACCCTCATTTCCGTTCCAAGTATGTTGACCTAGCATCTTGTGTGGACAGCGTTATAGGGGCTTTAAACGACAATGGGATATTCCTATTCCAAACAACCACAGAGCACACAGACGGGGTTGTCTGTGAGACCAGTTTCCTACATGAATCAGGTGAACGGCTCGACTGCGGAAAACTGTTCTTTCCCTCACCTAAACACGACCCCCAAGGGTTTATGTCGTGCTTGACCTACATCCGCAGAGCCTCACTCATGGCAGCCACAGGGCAAGCCCCCGAGGATGATGATGGCAACGCAGCTACTAAGCCAAAGGAAACCAAGGCTAATCACAACCAGATGCAAGACCACATCACCTCAATCAGCGAGTCCACCACGCTAGAGGAACTCCAAACGCGCTTTAAAGAGGCTTATAAGTCTGCGGGTACGGATAAAGAATGGTTAGAGGCGGTTACTGGTGCTAAAGACTTGATGAAAAGGAAACTCAAATGACTGAAGTAGAACAACGCTCACCCGAGTGGTTTGCCAGTAGGTTAGGCAAAGTAACCGCCTCACGGGTGGCAGATGTGATCGCCAAGACCAAATCAGGCTATTCCGCTAGTCGGGATAACTACATGGCGCAGTTGATCTGTGAACGCCTTACTGGTCAACAAGGTGAATCGTTTACCAATGCAGCTATGGCTTGGGGAACTGAGACTGAGCCTTTGGCTAGATCGGCTTTTGAGGCTTATGCGGATGTAATGGTTGAGGAAGTGGGTTTTGTACCCCATCCAACAATTGAGATGTCTGGCGCGAGTCCTGACGGGTTGGTGGGGCTGTTTGGAATGTTGGAAATCAAGTGTCCCAACACAGCCACCCACATTGACACGCTATTGACCCAAACTGTGCCAGGCAAATACATCACCCAAATGCAATGGCAAATGCGTTGCTGTGAACGCCAATGGTGTGAGTTCGTGTCGTTTGACCCTCGTCTACCCCAAGACCTTCAATTGTTTGTCAAAAGGGTTGAGTTTGACCCTGAGTATGTAGCAATGTTGGAGAAAGAGGTTATCCAGTTCCTAGCGGAGTTGGATGACAAAGTGAATAAGTTAACTAATCTGAAAGTGAAAAATGTCTAAAACCCAATACGAAATCTCTGTCATTACTGGCAAATACACCAATAAAGACGGACAAGAGAAAAACCGCTATCAACGCATAGGCTCGGTAATTGAGACCAAGAACGGCCCAATGATTAAGTTTGACTGTATGCCCATTGTTGAGGGTGGATGGTCTGGTTGGGCATATATGAACGCACCAAAGCCAAAGGATTTTGATGACTCTATCGACTTTTGATCACCCAAGAGTAAGAAATAGCGACCCAATGACAAGTTGGGTGGCTGCGGGGTCTGCCAAAGACCTCGCTAAAGCCCACGCCACCAAGATCATCCAATGCCTTAGAGACCACGGGAGTCTGGGTAAGGATGGTATTGCCTACCATACTGGTTTGGAGTCCATGCAAGTCGCTAGGCGGTTGCATGAGTTGGAGAGAGAGGGGGAAATCTGCTTGACGGGTAATGTGGTTAAGTCAAAATCTAACCGCTTAGAACGAGAGTGGAAGATAACTCCAATCCAGAGGGAATTGCTGTGAACCCAGTCACCAAAGAAATCTATGATCTGCCAGAGCATAAGCAGCTCAGAGAAGATGTAAGAAACTTTATTGTTAAACAAGAAATCTTACAAACCATTCAAAACTGTCCCATGTGCGCCCAACACCGAGAGGCTAAGAACCTTTGGAGAAAAGTGGCACTTGATCTTTTTACGAGGCAAAAATGACCCCAGAAGATGAAGAATTTGAGCGTATTGCTAGAGAAATCAAACGCAATGCTGAAGATGACGATATTCAAGATTATGTAAAACCTTGGGCGGGGTTGACAAATGAGGAACAAAAGGAATTCTTATACAGCCCCATGCCCTTGGCAGCTTTGATTGAGACCATAGAAACCAGACTAAGGCAAAAGAACACATGAGTTATCTAGTAGGCTCTTTGCCGCCTTTAAAATGCTTTATACGCAAAGAATTCTTATATGACCAACACAAGGGTCATGGAGAGTTAGAACCTTGTATCTGGGTGTCTCTCAAAGCCATCCGAGGGCAAGTCTTTAGGATTGAATCTCTCTTACCCCGTTATGGGGCTTTATATGACAAGCTGCCCATCCATGCCTACTGTTGGAAAGATGGTGGTGATTTACCTATTGACGCTCTCCAGTTGTGGGATTGTCTAGGGTATCGGTTCACCATCATTGAAAAGGTCTTACTCAGGAATCTAAGTGTCAAGGTCTTTGGCAAAGACCGCCAATGGCACTTTGGGACTTATATGTTTACTGTGGACTTTTGTGCAGATCAGACCGACATTGATACGGGTTTTTCTGAAACCGCAGAGGAACACAAATCCTTTAATTTCATTAAACTCGACAACGGACAGTTTGCTTGCCAACCCAACAATCGGTGCATCTGGTACGACCAAAGTCTAGTGTCGGGAACACTAACACCTGATTTTAATGTTGCCACCCAGACCTACTCGGTGGACGGGTCACGCAAGTGGGTTGCCTCAGATGATTGGTTTTACGATATAAGGAGTCGAGATGCTGACTAGTATTCTTACCATTATTGTTGTGCTACTTCTTGGCGCGTTTATCGGTGCAGGCATCCTAGTGGCAGTTCTTTGTATGAGTGTAGAGGATTAGCCGTATACCCTAACCCCTTGTTTATCAATAATGAGGGCTTGTTTACGGGGAGAGTCAAACAACTTATTTGGTATAGAAATATGCGTCCAACGATCAAACTCCCTGATCACTTGGTCATAGCCAATCCCAGACGCAATGATTGCCTTAACTACCTCATCAGGGGTCATGCCAGGCACTCTCAGATCAGCCGCGCATCCTACTCGGTGCTGAGAGGTATCTTTTGAGCCTACCGCGTCATTAACCGCCTTACTGCGGAACGCAGAGTTAACCATGATTGGCTTACCGCCAAGCACAGTTTTGATTTTTTCAAGGAATTCAGCCAATCTTTTAAGGTTTGCAAGTTCTTGTTCATTTGGTGTGTTCTCTAGTTCCCGATGCTCGGTATGTGTTAGTTCTTCAAGTGTGAAATGCTCAGATAGGTTCATTTTTTAGCCTTCATGTCCATGATTTTCTCTAGCGTTCTACCCCCAAAGTAAAACGACATAATCAACATTCCCCATTGACCTAGTA